GGATATATTAAAAATAAATATAATTAAGCGAAAATCAAATATATAATATATTTTTCTCTTATATAGTAAACTCACTAAAAAAAGAAACAATGAATTTAAAAAATCAAATACTATTAGCACTTGGACTTGATAAGTCTATCAATTTAGAGTGGCAGTCAAAATTAGAGGATGGGACACTTGTTGTAAGTACGGCAGAGGCTTTAGCTGAATCGGTAGATGTATCAGTTTTGACTGAAGATGGAACGACAATACCTTTGCCGATTGGGACTTATAAAACGGAAGATGGAGTAACCTTTGTTGTTTCTGAGGAAGGTATTGTTGACTCAGTATCAGAAAGCGAAACGGAAGAAGTTGTTGAAGCAGCAGAAGATGAGGACTGTCCTAATGGATATGATGATGATGGAAAATGTAAAGAAGAAAAGGAAGATTTGGCTGATGTTGGCGACTGGGAAGGCATGGAAAAAAGAATCCAGAACCTAGAAGATGCGGTGGCAAAACTGAAA